AAGCCAATGGCTGCAAAGAATTCGGCTGGTTGGCTATAGGCGTGGAAGCGCCTTGCCTCCTCCACTGGTTTGAGATTTTAACGTCGAACGTGACCGGCTCATTAGTGGCCTCCAAGCCTTTGACGCCTTTTGCATGGTCGGTGGAGGTGTTCGCCACGTTGATGGTCAGATGGGAGAGGACTCCGGTCACTTTGCCCGCCGTCTTGTTTATGGCGTCACCGTCCTCAGACTCCCCGAAATCGTATGTGCCGGATTGGATTCGTTTCAAGCTCGCCAATTCGATGTTCCATCGTGGCGCGGCGCTGACGGTGACGGTTTCCAACTGTTTGGTGACTGCCTCGCTATCAGTATTGTGTTCCATACTGGCTTGGACGGTCGGCTGAATCTTGGTTCCATTAGGTGCGCCATACACGTTGATGGGCAGATTGACGGTAGCCATGCCCGGAACGACGGTCGGATTATCCTTTGTCCCATTGACGTGACGCCAGCATGTCAACGTCTGGTATTTAGCACCTTTGACATCCTCATATCCTACCTTGTATCCGTATCCTGCGGCTGTGTCCATCCAAAGCATTTCCTTGGTGGAGAACTCAGCCACGCCTGTATCGAACGGCATGGAGAATTTGAATTTGATTCTGGCGTCCTTGTAGTAATCTTTACTGTTCTTTGACGCCATGGTGTAGGAGATGGTGTAGTTCAGGGAATCGTAGGAGCGGACGATGCTGTTATCAACTCTTGAATCGTCTCCGGGATTGTCGTCTTTGTCGAATGGTGCTGTTCCCGTGGTCTTCGAGACTGTGGATACGTCGGTGATTTTCGCATCATCGCCTGTAAGCGAATCATGTATGGTCGCGTCGCTTGGCGGATTCCAGCTTTGCTGGGAAACCCCATTATCGGTAGATTGTGCGGCGGGGACTTCTTCGGCATTGGCCGAGGAGATACCCCCCCCCGCTAGGATTAGTGTCGCGGCGATAAAGGCGGACAGCGTTGCCCCCGCTCTATGAAGCATTCTCATATCACTTACTCCAATCGGATTCCTTAGATGTTTCCTTTCCTAAAATACCTTGAAACGTCAGTTAAAAACCGTTCTGCGGGGATTTTGGGACAGGGAACCAAAAGACCCGAATGCAGAGTGGTGCGGCATTCTCCCCCCGCCTGATAGAGGCGGGAACCCTCGGCAAAATCAGCTGAAAATCCCATCCACGGAGTCGAAGACGCCGGAGACGCGCATCAGACGGCTACGGGAGCTTTGATTGACGGCCACGGGTCGTAGTCGATGAGATGGAACATGTCCGGTTTGTAGTCGAACAGGCTGTCCGCCTTGTCGATTTCCATATGCGGCCACGGGCGTGGCTCGCGCGACAATTGTTCGCACACCTGTTCCAGATGGTTCAGATACACGTGCGTGTCGCCGCCGACCCAGATGAACCGTCCCGGCTCCAATCCGGCCTGTTGGGCCATCATCATGGTCAACAGCGAGTAGGAGGCGATGTTGAACGGCACTCCAAGGAACATGTCGGCGGAACGCTGATACAGTTGGCAGTCCAAAAACTTGTTGCCGCGCACGTGGAATTGGAACAGGGCGTGGCATGGCGGTAATGCCATTTCGTCCAATTCTCCCGCGTTCCATGCGGATATGATGATTCGACGGCTGGACGGGTTATGTCGGATAAGGTCGAGCGCGTTTGACAATTGGTCTACCTTGGTGCCGTCGGTTTTAGGCCATGAACGCCATTGGATGGGATACCCTTTGCCAATTGTTCCGTCCGGCAACACCCATTCATCCCAGATGTGGACGTTCTGCTTTTGTAGAGTGCTGACTTTGTTGTCTCCGGCAATGAACCACAACAGTTCCGCGATGATGCCACGCAGGAACACTTTTTTCGTGGTTACGAGTGGGAAACCGTCTTGTAGGTTGAATTCCATACGCGTGCCGAACGTGGACAACGTTCCCACTCCGGTACGGTCGTGAGTCAGCTCGCCGTCCAGTACGACTTGTCGTAACAGTCTCTCATATGGCTGGTCGCGTTCCAATGTTCCGGCAACATAGTTTTTAGCTTCTTTCGGTGTCATAGATTTTGTCCTTTCATCAGCCCATTAAATGGGTCAAGTCTTGGTCGGTTTCTATTTTCAGATTATCGTTTCGTTCTTTGCGACGGCGATTGTGAGTGCCCTCCATCCGGTCGGCTTTCTCCCGGCAATACCATTGGCCGAGAGGGAGAAGAACACTCACGAGCAGAGCCGCGATAAGCCAAACATTCCCAAGCACATGCTGTTCCCATAGAATCCCTATTGGTAGCGGAAATATGTAACTCCAACCTAATATCGTGTTGGCTTTGTCCAGTCGGCTTATCTTTTTCTGACTGTCGGGCGATGATTCTTTTTCAACCAATCTTGCCAAGTCCTCCGAATCGGTAGGAGAACTACAGCATACATCCCCGACTCAGCAAGTCACCGACATACTCCATGTCCACTCCACGCTCATTGAACGCCTTACGAGTGTAGACAAGACGATTCATGTTCGCATGAGACAGCACCCAACGCGCCAGCTCCGCACGTTCTGAATGGTCGTCGGCGGGAATCGGCCTATCGTGCAGGATGGCACGTTCCAACAGGTTGCGAAGACTCTTGACCTCAAGATAATAGTCCGACTTCAATTTGAACATGTACCCGTCGGCGTCATACACCACAACGCCCTCACGTGTGGAATCATGACGTTCCTCGTCCAACATGCTCCACAGTTCCTCCCGCTCCTTGTCGGAGTGGAAGACGGACAATACTTCCGGTCGGTCGAAGAACCCGTCCATGTCAATCAGCTTGTCGGCGTCATGGTCGATATGGAAGTCAACGGTGTTCTTGATGGCGTGCAGGAACACGAGCCGTGACGTATCATACTTGATGATGTGACGGTCGGACTCTTGGTCGATTACCTCGAAAGCCAAGGTGACGTTGGCATCATGGGCGATGTTCCACAACGCCTGTTCCTGACCAATGTCCAACGTCTCCTTGAAGAGCCGTTGGATGAGATACGAGTAGTCGGTCTGTCCGCTCTTCGACCAGAAACGCCACGAACCGTCTCCGCGTGCGGACACCAAGCCGAGGAACCCGTTCTCCTTGCGTTCCACGCGCACTGGGAACTTGAGACGCTTGTCGATGTTCTCGCGGGTGGTCTGCTCGTTCTCCCCAAGATTGAAGAACTTCTCGAATCCTCGTGCCACGACATTGCCGTTCCCGTCGAGGAACAGGCCGCGTGCCTTGCTGGAATATTCGTCCCAACGCTGGTTCTTGAACGCGTCACGGCTGAAATTGCAAGCGTATACGTCGTTCTCGCCCTTGACCGGGCGGACGTTTACGTTGTCGGAATCTCGCATGAGTTCGAGCAGGTTCCTTCCATCCGTGGAGAAGTCGGCAAACCCGTCATTGGTCTTATGTGCGCCCTGTTCCAACCACTTCGAGTAACGGTCGAGAGTCCACTTCCTACCGTCTTTGAGCGGCGGCATATCCAACTGGATGACACCGGTCAAATCACGTCCCTTTGCCGGTACGGCGGTATAACCGAACTCGGCATTGTCGGGAACACGGGTCTTGTCGTTCCACAGCAATCCCACGTCCACCAGTGCGAGGTCTCCGGACGGATTCATATGGTAGGTTCCGTAAACCTTCCTTACATGGATGTTGACCCAACGGCTTTCATGGTCAAGGTTTTCATGCCAAGTCTCATACTGGGTGCGCAGATATTCCTCCGGCACACGGTCGTTTTCCGGACGGGTCTGGTTGCGTTCCAGCAGAACGTCCAACGGCGTGTTGAATGTGAAAGTCTCAACATGCGCCTTGTGGCGGGCGGCAATCTGCACCTCGTCCACGCAGAAACGCGGGTTGACATGCTGGGAGTCGCTGATGACGTTCACACCTTTGGCGAGCAGGTCGCTGATGATGGTATGCGCCTGACGGACGAGAATCCTGTTCAACTGTGGATTCATGGTTTCATGCCATGCCTGACGGCCTCCCGCCATCATTTCGCGCAAACCGTCCAAGCTGACGATTACCGTATTCGAATCGATATGCTTCCGCGCCCAAGTGCTCTTTCCCGAGCCGGGCAATCCTCTAAGAATGGTCAGAGTGGTCAATTTCGAAGCCTTTCTTCAATTCAGTTCTGCTGAAACATGCGAACAAGTTCCACTTCGGACACGGGGCGCATGTTCCACGCGTCCAATCCCACGTTGATTTCGTTACGGTTCTTGAACTCATGGGGAGTGTTCGCATGGGTGTGACCGTGCAGCAAACGCATGTTCTCCCCCACTTGCGGAATGGCATACTGTCTAAGCTCCGGCTTAGCCCAATTAGCCGCCACCCCATCCAAAGCGGGAAGGTCGAAGTCCTCACGCCATTGGAAGTGGCAGAGAAACACGGGCATGACGGTTTCGCCGTCCGTGATGTCCGTCATGCCGATACGCCCGATTTCACCGAACGCTTCGGTCAGCTCCTTGAAGCCCTTGCTCTTCCCGTACAGCACGTCGTCATGGTTGCCGAGAATCAGATGACGGTTATTGCGAGGACAGCGCAAGCTTTTGACATGCATGATGGCCTGTTGAAGACTCCACGCGCTTCCGCTGCATAGGTCCCCGAGAATGTAGAGTGCATCATTCGGCCCTACGATTTCGTTGATGTGGTCGGTCACGTCAATGTCATGCTGGTACCAGTTGACGCAGTCCTTGACCTGCATGTGGGCTTCGTTGGCCTGTTGCTTGATGGTACTGTCCGAAGTGAACCCGGGCTTCGCATATCCCCGTAATGCGGCCACAAACGGGTGGGCGAAGTGAGTGTCAGAAGTAAAGTATTTGGTCATTGTCTTTTCCTTGAAAAAGTTAAGGGGATAGGATTGTCCCCTATCCCCTAGAATTACGAACTACTTGATGGGAACAGGAACGGCCAACAGCTCATTATTGGCATTCTGCACGAGGATTTCCGGCGAGTGGAACCGCTTGTCCCAGTGGTCGAACTGTTCCTCTGTAAGACTGGCGTCCTCTCCGCTTTCAGGGTCGAACCCTGAAATGAAGAACGTGCCCGCCATCATTTCCACGATTTGCGAACCGGCCCTGTCATCGAGGTCGTAGGCGCGGATTGCGCGGTTGAGTGTCCACCTGCCGAGTTTGCCTTCTTCGTTGCAGTAGATGGTCGCCCCGTTTTTGAGTCCGAATGGTTCGATGTAACCGCCTACCTCATGCTGTTTCGCTTCGAGGGTGTTGGGGATGGTTTTGCGAATGGGTTTCTCGTCCTGCTTGATGACGAGGATTTCGATGGTTTCCTGCTTGTCGCTCATTTTCGCTCCTAGCTTGTTTGTGTGAACGATTCCACTATATCACATCGTGAGAAAGAAGCAAAATCCCGCAAAACACCTACCGAACTCTTCTTAGAGGTTGAACTTGACTTCCTCCCCCGCCTGAAGGCGGGGGAGGAAGTCAATCGTCTCCTTGTTCAGCTTATCTTCGTGATACCGACAAGATGATTGCCATTCCCATTGCAAGTCTGCATCCAATCGCCGGAGTCGGGAGCATACTGGGCACCCTGAACGCTCTGTCCGTTAACCCGATAGGTGGAGCCGTTCATGGTGAACGTCTGACCCGCTTGCAGATTGTTAATCCACGCGCCACCCGTATTGTTGTGTTGCGCATACACGTGTCCGTTGCCATAGTTCAAGTCCACGATGCCGCCGCCGTCAACCGCGCCTTGGCAGTGGTCTGCGGCAGAAGTCAAATCGCAGGACATGGAACTGTAGTAGCCGCGCGGAGTGGACTGGGTTGGAGTGTAGGAACCATAGTTGGAACGGGTAGGCGTATAGTTTCCGCTTGTGATGTTGGACGGCTGAGAATAGGACGCGGACGCCACGCTCTGCTGACGTTCCTGTCCGATACGGGACTGACGTGCGTTCATATCGTCGGACACACTCTTAATTAGCTTGTCCAATTCGGACACGTCCACGCTCATGGTCTGCACGTCCGTGGATTCCATCAAATCCTTGGCCTTCTTCAACAGGTCAGACAGTTTATCGCGATTGTTTTCATCGTCCACGTTGCCGTTGGATGATTCCAAAATTCTCTTACCCTTATCAACCATATCGGCAAGCTTCTTCCTCATATCATTAAGCTTGTGGGAGGCGATGGCGGTATCCACGGATTTGGCCGTCCGGTCGATGGAACGGATAAGAGAGTGAATGCGATTATTGGACTCGACCGTCTTGTCGGTCAGGGATGAAACGGTGAAGACAGTAGCCTTCTCTTTTTGCGACATGTGAATTTTAGTCGCTTCCGTTAATTGGGATTGCAATGCCTTACGGGCAATACGGGTAGCGTCATCATCGTCACGAGTGACAATGGTCTTGTTTTGAACGTTTTCCGTATCCTGTTTCAAACGTGCAGTCAGAGTGACTGTATGGTTCAATGCCGTCTCATATTCTTTCCGATTCTGCATGAACTCGTTGGCGGTAGCTGTGTTGGCGGGAATAAGAACCATTGCGATAGCCAGTGAGATGAACATGATGGTTCTCATGGTCTTGGTGTTGGTTTTCATTTTTTGCTCTCTTGTTCTTTTTGATTTGGTTTCTTTTTGTGGAATATGTTTTTAAGGCTTTAACCTAGGAAGGCCATTTCGTCGGCTAGTTCGTCTTCGCCTTTTTCTCTGAGTAGATTCGCCACACCGTACCGTTGATTCCAACAACGCACGATGGTGTCCGCTTTTATGTCGGATGCTCCCCAGATGGTTGGTAGAATGGAACATTCGTCCGGCTTGTGGCTGATGCCGTAGCATGTTCCGTTTACGGTATTGTTGTAGACGAGTCGAACCGGCTTACCGCAGAATGGGCATGAGGCTAGGTGGTAGCTCAATTACGACACTTCCCTAAAAGCTCTTTGATTGGGGTGACTTCTTTTATTTCGAGAATCCAAGCCGGGGTTATATGGTCGTTAGTCCAGTTTGGGGAAAGTCCCTATCCGTTATGGTTTGAACCATCTTGCGGTGTTCTTCGTCCTTGTTGGGGGTCTGCGTATACGCCATATATTTTGACGCTGACACTATGGGGCTTTCGAGGACTCTCGCATCTACGTGCAGTTTCATTATGGATTGCTCCTTTGGATTTCTTTCGTGTGGACACTTCTAGTATAACACGTCTTTGGTTTAGTTTTACCGCACCTAGTTCCACTCTGCCGTTGCATGTCGATTAGTCGAAATACTTCCTCCTCATCCAAATCGACCCAACGCCCGTCGAACGGACTCTGATAGAACTCGTTCTACGGCAGTGGACGAATCTCACCATCTTTCAAACGGATTCCTCCCTCTGTTTTCGACATTCGCGGAAGACGCGCAGAAGAATCCGCGTAGCCGCCTGTTCCGGAGTCAAACCCTTCAAGTCCAATACCGGAATACTGGTGGAACCAACATTCACGTGCAGTCCATCGAGAATGCCATAACAGTAGTCGTCATAGGTTCTTAATTCGGCGTGGACTCCACGGTACGGCATGGAAATGTTTTCCACGTCCCCGTTGCAATCCCAGTGGGACCCGCCATGTCGTTCTATCAAATCCAACAATGCGTCTTTGACCTGCGAGCCGAACGTGGAAGCCGAATACGTGATTTTAGGCGTCACATAGTTCATGCACCCGCAGTTTGGACAAGGATACGACTGCTGTTGCCCGATTGTTCCACCGTACAGCCGGGTGATAGGAGTGGAACAGTATCCGCAATCCAGCCTGCCGTTGATAACCATATTGCTACTAACTCCTCTATTCGGTTCCATATTTTTTTGGCGGCTTCACTCGGCGGCATTCCCGCATATTCGAATACAGGAAGCTCCTCATGGTTGACGTTCACATGCAATCCGTCAACCCTGTCATAGGAAGGTTCATCGTAAAAGTAGATTCTGACATTCGTTGCGTCAAATCGAATACTCATGCCATCACCCAGCACCAGTGGGTTCCAATCCACGTATCCACGAATGAACGCTTCAACACACATTCCCTCATATAGTTCGACACCATATTTTTCTGCCATTGCGACTACCGTCTTTCCTTCCGAAATACGTCTTTTAGATTGAATACAATCCGTAGCTGATATTGATAGTGAATCAGAGCGTTGACGCTTGGGATATTCACCAGCTTGCAACTGAAATCGTCCGGCATGGAAAGCGCGATAAAGCCCATGATGATTTTGAGAACATTATCTTCCCCCGCATGGTAGAGTCCATTCTTATCGAGCCACAGTTCGTCATCCTGAATCAGCCCGAGTTCAACGAATAGACGGTAGACCTCCCGACTCATGCTGGGTTCGTCATAGCTAGCCCAGACGAGACGCCGTCGGTCAAGATTCTCGCGTCCAAGACCCGTGTAATCATGTTTGGCGCTGTTGAATTGGACGCCATACTTCCGACAACTAGCCTTGTAGGCTTCCGTGATTCTTTCAGCCGAATAGTTGCTTTCGAAAAAAGTAATCCTTGTTGGCGTAGTAGCCGTCACACTCCCAGTCGCCTAAAGTCAGTTTGAAAATCATCGTGGCGCCCTTTCCTTTTACTTTTCTTCTCGACCATGATTGTCAGTTCTTCTTCTGTAATCTTTTTGCACGTCGTTCTTCGGGAGTGCCGAAACGCTTGTAGTAGCATTCCTTGGAGCAGATGTCGTAGGCTTTCATGCCGGAATAGTAGGGGTATTTTCGACCGCATTCGGCACATGTTCTGGTGGCCGTAGCCATCATGTTTTTGGCGAAGGCGATGCCCTCCGGAGTTCCAGTTGCGATATACTTGTCACCGCGCTTGACGTAGGTGACGCACCCGTAGTGGCGGAGCCGTTCCATGCTGGCTTTGGCTGTGGGCTGGGAGACGTAGTTCCAGCCGTATCCTTTGCGGGAGATTTCCTCAAGGATGTTGAACATGTCGTATTGGAGGTACTTGCGTTCGGGCCTGTACTGTCCGACGTGTGTTTCAACGAACTCGTTGATAGCGTCCATGTCGGGGATGAACCAGTCTCCGATGTTGGAGTAGTGTTCGATTTTTCCGAAGCCTTTGCGGGCTAGGGATTTGAGGATTTTCTTGGTTTGTTCCAAGAGGATTCGACTGTTGTCTTCCCGCTTGTCGTGGGAAGAAATGAATTCCAAGAGACTGTATTCGTCTGCTGTGATGTTGCTCATGTTTGTCTCCTTGTTTGCTCGAACTATCTTTATGTGAACAATGCCAGTATAGCATAGATTGAATGTTTAGCCAATCTCGCCAAACGTCACTCAGCGCAAGCCACGGCGGCATGAAAGACTTTGTGTGAACAATTCCATTGTGACGTATGTGGCCTGAAATGCAAAAAGCAAAAAGCCCCAACCCTCCTTATATCAGGAAGGTCAGGGCTTCCAATCTCAAACAGACATCAGTCGTTGCGGCGGACAGAACGCTCCACCCCAACGAAGCCAACACCCATCATCAGGGCGACGATGAATACTGCGGCGATACCCGCCACATCCACGCCGGTGGCGGCAAGATTATCCTCACCAGTGGCCGTGACGGTCTTATTGTCGGCGTCCACCTTATATGTGGTGGTCTTATAAGCCTTCTCGTCAGCGGTCTCGGCCTTGGACTCGTTCTTCTTAGTGGAGACGGTAGTGTCCGTCAGGGAAGAGCTGTCATCCTTGGTGGTGTCGGTCTTGCCGGTGTCTCCCTTGGAGGTTCCGGTAGAGTTCGAGTCGTTCGGCTTGCCCGAATCGTCCGGAGTAGACGGGGTATCCGGAGTAGACGGCTTGGAAGAATCATCATCGACCGAGAAACCGGGGTCGATGATATCACCCTCGCCCGGCTTCGCGGCGATGCCGTCAAGAGCGTTCTTCGCATCCGTCAGAGCGGCCTCGGTCTGCTTCTTGTCGGCCTTGGCCTTGTCCAGCTTCGCGTTCGCGTCGGACAGCGTCTTGTCGGCGTCGGCCTTAGCGGCCTTGGCCTTGTCCAAGTTGGCTTGGGCGGTCTTCTGCTCGTCCTGCGCCTTGGACAACGTCTTCTCCGCTTCTGCCAGCTTCTTCCGGGCTTCGGCCAGCTTCGCGTTCGCGTCGGTGTAGCCGTCCAGCTTGGCTTGAGCTTCCTTGACCTGCTTCTTGGCTTCGTCCACTGCGGCCTGAGCCTTGTTCACGTTCGACTGGGCGGTCTTCACCTGCTGATTCGCGGAGTCGAATTCGCTCTGAGCATTCTTGGTTGCGGACTGCTTCTGCTCGTACACGGTCTGCTTCGCATCGGCCTCGTCCTTCGCCTGAGCGTAGGTGCCGTCGGCGGTCTTACCAGCCTTGACTGCGGCATTGTATGCGTCGAGGGCCTTCTGGTAGGCTTCGTTCTTCGCCTTGGCGGTCTTGGCCGCTTCGTCGGCGGTCTGCTGTGCGGACTGCGAACGTTCCTGTAGTTCGGCAAGCTCCTGCTGGGCCTGTTGCGCGGCCTTCTTCGCCTCGTTCGCCTTGTCAAGAGCCTTCTGATACACGTCGGCGGCGGAGTCCAATGCATTCTTGTAGGAGAGAATCTGCTGACGGTACTCGTCCGCGGAAACGCCGCTAGCGTACAGGTATTTCTGGCTGAAGTTCTGCGCGGCGGTCAGCGAACCTGTGATTGCGAAACCGGTGGTGTCGCAATCCGGGTCGATGATGTTCAGATAGTGTCCGGTCTGCTCGTAGATGTCCGGATACTTCATGTAGATTTCCACGGCGGTCATGTTGCGCAGTTCCGGATTCTTCTCCGCATACTGGTCGAACACGGCCTTCTCTTCCGTATACCAGCCATCGTAGGGGTTATCGTAACCCCAAGCGAGGTTCTGGGAGGTTCCGGTGAACACGTGCCCAGTATTCTGGGAATACGTATTGTAGTCGGCGGCGAGCTGCGCGTCGGCGGTGTCCGCATCGTTGACAGTCCACTCCGGCAGTCCGAGGTTACGGCGAATCTCATTGCCCTTGTCAATCATGTCGAGAGCGTCGAGCATGTTCTGCAAGCTGGTTGCGGAGTTTTCCTCACCAATCTTCACCCAGTCCTCGTTCTGGTATTTGACGAGCTGGTCGAGGGCATACTGGGTGTCCTCGTTCTTGTAGCTGGAGGCGAGCTTCCACTGGTAGAAGCCGATGGAACCGGATGCGAGCTGCTTGTCCGCGTTGTCGGCGGCGGCTTTCTTGGAGTCCGCGTCGGCCTGCGCGGTGTTGGCGGCGGCTTTCTTCGCGTCCGCGTCCTTCTGCTTCGCGTCGATGCCGTTCTTCGCGTCCGAAGCGTTCTTGTCGGCGGTGGTCTTCGCGGTGTCGGCGTCGTTCTTCGCTGCTAACGCGGCTTCCAGTTGGGTCTTGAGCTGGCTGATGGTCTTCTGGGCTTCGTCGGACTTGGCCTTGGCGTCCGAAGCGTTCTTGTCGGCCTTGTCCTTGTCGGATTTGGCGGCGGCTTCGTTGTTCTTGGCGGCGGTCAGACTATCGGCCTTCTTCTGGGCTTCCTGCTGGGCCTTCTTAACCTGCTGGTTGGCGGATTCCAACTGCTTGGTGGTCTGGTCGAGCTGGCTGTTCGCGTCGGAGAGCGCCTGTTGGGCTTTCTGCTGGTTTTCCGGATTGGTGGCTTCGCTGGCGTTCTGCTGGGCCTGATTCAGATTCGTCTGAGCCTGATTGACGGTGGTCTGAGCGTTCTGAACCTGCTGGTTGGCGGCGTCCAGAGTGGTCTGGGCGTTGTCCACCTGAGTCTGGGTCTGGTTGACGGTGGTCTGTGCGCTGTCAACGTTGGTCTGTGCCTGATTCAGGTTTGCCTGAGCCTGATTGTCGTTGGCTTGGGCCTCATCCACCTTGGCCTGTCCGTCGGACACGGGGTCTGACCGTGCGGGGGTCGTGGTGGCCGTAGTGGTATTGTCCGGCGTAGTGGCGGTCTGGGAGGTTGCCTGTGTGGCCTGTGCCACGGTGTCCTGAGTCTGGGATACTGCGGTCTGCGCCTGTTCGATAGCGCCGTTCACGTCCGGCTGGATATTGTTGCCGTCATCCGCGAACGCGGTGGCCGGTGCGGCGAGTGTCGCAACCGCCACGGTCGTGGCGATGAGCGTCTTCTTGACGTTTGCCAAGATTATCTCCTTTGTTTGGTTTCTTTTCCACGTGTGGGGTGGAGTCTTTCACATTATACCCCCTTGTTAGAAGGGTTTCCAGCTCGCGCAAGGAAACCCCGAACGAGAGGAAAAGCGCCTTGGATGGGATTCGAACCCACGACCATCCGCTTAGAGGGCGGATGCCCTATCCACTGGGCTACCAAGGCAAACCCCCAAAAAATGGGGGCTATGTTTTTTAAGATTAGAACATCGCTCTTTCCAGAGAAGTGAGACCCTTGCTTGTCTGGTTCAACTCCCAGAAACCACGCTCGAACTTCTCAGCCAATCCCAAGACCTGTTCGACCTTGTCGAGAAGTATCTTGGCGGACTTGTCAACAGCCTTGAAAGTGGTGATAGGCACACCATCCCGATACATGGGGATTCAGGCAGTCTCCGTGGGGATTCCAGCCGCGCTTCCATTGTCTCCAGCGTATTGCAGTGAGAGATCGTAAGTGAGAGAGAAAGTAGCCTCCTTGACGTATCCTTCTTCGCCCCACATACATAAGGTCATCTTCCAAGAGCGAGAGAAGGAACGTTCGGGATTGCAGACATGGCTTTTCGTCCAAACGTACTTGCCTTCCTTGGTGTTCCTTTGAAGGTAGGAAAGGTTTTCGGTCATTCCTTTTTCGAACTCTTCGAGAGTGGTCTGCTTGTTCATGGTTTGCTCCTTTTTGATTTTCTGTTTTTGTGTGAACAGTTTCAATATAACACAAATATTGGGGCAAATCAACCCAACGAAGCCAACTCCACCTCAATCCCAGCCAACTCGTCCAACAAACGCTTACGACGGACAATAAGGAGACTCTTCCTACGGGCGCCGGAAAAAACAGGCTGACCGGAAATCACATCATGGGCGTTGACCATATTCTTGCCTGTAGGACTGCCGTCATGATTGTTCCCCAGCATGGTCAAATCGCTGGAATTCAACGAACCATCACGAAACCGGAAACCACGCTCGAACATAACACGCTCCAAACGGGCGATGTTCAACGCCCCGAACTGCGGAACCGAGACCCCGCCACCGTATTCGATACGACGGGATTCACGCAGACGGTTCAGATAACGCAGAAATTCGGACAAGGACAGTTTGGTCAGCTTAGCCAAGGAACCCACGCCAATCGAATACAGTCGAATACGGAAATCGGGGTCATCCACTCCCTCACGATACAAGGCGGAATCCTCCACCGGTCGAAAATCCATTCCGTTCTTCCGTAGACGGTTTCCGACGATACGGGCGTAGTCGGAGCCGAAGGAGCCGACGAACTGCTCTTCGGTCAACGAGGTGATATCCCCGATGATGCGGAGTTTCCTTTTCAGCTTGTTGACTCGGAATTTGTCGCAGATTTGGCCCCGCGTGTTGGCGAAGAGTTTTTCTATCGGGTCTAGGACGGTTAGTTCGCTCATGGTTCTTCTTCTCTCGTTTTTTTGCATGCGGTAGAGGGTTCCAAGCTTGTGGCCGGAACCCTCTTCACTATCAAAGATTCATACCGTCGATGTTGTCGGCAAGGCAATCAGACAGTCGGGCGTTTCCGCCTTGGGTCAGACGGTAATGCTTGAGGAATCTGATTGCGTCGTTGACCGTTACCAGTTGAGTTGGCTTTGCGTAGTCCTTGTCCAACGTGCGTTCCAGTTCGCAGGTCTTGCATTCTCCCTCATCTCCAAGGCAGTCCTTGCAGAGTGTGCTACCGCAGGTGTCGCACGTGTGCCTACAGGTTTTGTCGATGTATTTGCCGCAGTGTTCGCAACCAAGAGCGCAGGTATACGCGGTAGAGCGAGTAAAAGGAAGTATAAATACGGCAGTCTTCCAATCAGAAGGCGTTGAAGAACACCCAGAAGTGAGTAAAAGGAAGTATAAATACGGCAGTCTTCCAATCTTGTAGAAGGTCTGTCGGCTGAGCTGCAAGTAGACGGAAGTAGTAATACGGCAGTATTCCAATAAAGTATAAGCCGGTGTTTCGCCACTCCCACCGGCGAGGAGCTGTTCACACAAAGACGCGGAGCAGGAGAAGGGTGGAGAGAAAAAACACCCGTAGACTCCGCTTTTTGTTTGGCGTTTGACATGGCTTGGTTGTTTCCCATCAGTGAGTTCATGTCGTGAACACTGGCATGTATGCGTGAGTCAAGAGGGTGCAAGGCATACGGCTTGCTGACAGTCCTTCATGGATTTCCGGACTATCATCCATCGCGCATGTGAGAGTCATGCCATGGATTGTCCCACGAGCTTTAGGGGATAAAAAGTGTGGGACTTTGTGCGGGAGACGAGATTCGAACTCGCAATACTTGCTTGGAAGGCAGGTGTGATGACCTTTTCACTACTCCCGCAGTAAGAGGAATAGAATTGTGATTGTTTACGGGAAAGCACTACATACACGAGATGGTTTTATTACGACCGTTCCAAACTTTTCGGAACGGAAGGCTCGCAACCGCAACCTATTCCCCAGCGGAGTCGGAGGGATTCGAACCCTCGAACCGTATGAAACGGTTAACACCTTAGCAGGGTGCCCCTATCGGCCACTCAGGCACGACTCCGAAGTTTCGACACGCCAAAAACAGCCGGTCGAAACTTAGCTCCCCATGATGGACTCGAACCACCTCTAAAGGTTCCAAAGACCCGTGTGCTGCCATTACACTAATGGGGAATGTGCAGACCGTTTTGACGGCCCGCGAATAATTATTTGGATTTTGAAATCAGCTTGTCAATGTCCGCGCCCAACTGCCTTAACTGGGCGAAAGAGTTGGCGACGTTGTTTTGCGCCGTTTCCTCTCTCTGCTGAGCGGCTTCCATCAGCTTCTTGCTGTTCGCATCCAATTCGGCGGCATGCTGTTCAGCCTTCTTGGTTCGGAGGTCGATTTCCTGTGACGCCTTGTCCAAACGGTTGACTGCGTCAGCTTCCGCCTTGCTGATAATCTGTTCGGCTTGTTTCTTGGCCGCGTCCAACTGGATGGCAACCTTATCGTCGGTTTCCTTTTTCAGTTTGGCGCATTCCTGTTCAAGCTTCTGCTTCTTATCGTGTGCGGCGGTCATCATCTGTTTGGTGGTTTCCGTCGCGGAGTCGAGTCGCTTCTGTGATTCATCCTTGGCCTGTTGGAGAATCTGTTCGGCTTGCGTGCGGGCCTGTTCCAGCTCCTCACGTTTCTTCGACTCGTAAGTGTTTTTCAACGTTTGGAATTCTTTGCCGAGGCTGGTGCCTAATTCCTGCATCGGGTTTTCCGACGCTTGACGGGCGTCCTGCAAGTCGGCGTTCAACCGTTCAATCTGCTGGCGGAGGGATTCAGCTTCCTGCTCCCGTTTGCCGAGTTCGGATTGACGCTTGTCCAAGACCATGTTTTTTTCCGTCAACTGGCGTTGCAGATTCCAAATCTGTGTTTCCAACCCGTTCACGTACTGTTCAACGGAATCCTTGCGATAACCGTTGAATCCGGTGGGGAGGTTGAGTGGTTGTACCTGTGGCTGGGTCATTCCTTCCACGGTGAGAGCGTGGGAGGAGATGACCCGTGTTTCATCAGACATGGTCATTTTGAGTTCCTTCTTTTCTGGTTGAAAAAACACGAGGGGGTCGTGCGGGAGCCGAACCCGCTTCTTCAAACGTCCAAGTTTTCTAATCGAAGTGGCACCGTCGATTAGAAACTGTGTCCGTGTGAAGAATCCTGTCTTCGACCCATGGCCTACTATTTGAACATTCCAACGCCCGTAGGCCGAAACGTTGGAATACTTTCCCGCCTGTGTAGTGTGTGATGGGAAAATTTTCCTGCTTGCAGTGTGCCCAATGCGTCAGTATTGGTACAAAATATCGCGTGAATTGAATTTATATTACGCAAGCAGGAAAATTCGAGCCTAGAGTAGGAATCGAACCTACGACCTGCGTTTTACAAGAACGCCGCTCTAACCAACTGAGCTATTTAGGCAATGACATAGGTTTCAAGATTTGAGTTTGAACCCATGTCTAAGCTAAGGAAGAACCAATTACGGTTCGTGCTTTGAGAGGGAATCGAACCCTCACGTCCTTTCGGACAGTTGCTTTTGAGGCAACCGCGTATACCAATTCCGCCACCAAAGCAAAGCAAGAGCCGCCACGGCGACTCAGGAGACTGTTCCCGCAGACTAGGCGGGTCAGCTGAAACTGGAGCCGCCACAAGACGGTTCCGACGCCTTCTCAAACAACCTGTAAGAGAAGTAGCACGGCATGTTGGACTCGAACCAACATCGACGGTTTTGGAGACCGCCATGCTACCGGTTGCACCAATGCCATATGTGGATGGTCACACCCATGAAGCGTGACCATCCACCGAGTCGCCGTTAACGGAAGCGTCCGCCGCTTTCATCTCCAGACAAGCCAACACCAGCGGTAGGCGCTTGCCTTCGGGGGTAGTACTACTTCCCCAACGCGGAATGTGAAGGATTCGAACCTCCGGCACCTCACAGTGCGACTGCTTTCGAGACAGTTGCATTAAACCACTCTGCCAACATTCCAAACCCAACTTAGTTATTGTCCAAGTTGGCATGACAGCGGCATGGCGGACTGGATTTTACCGCCAACGGCAAGGTCGTGAGCTGCTAAGTACCCCGTTTCACCGTTCTTCCCCTTCGGTCATCAGCCGCCTGATTAAGGCAGGGAAACTCTTATCCTCCACAAGACCATGTAGGATTATTCGAGCAATGCCATCGGTTTCACGGACAGCTACCTCCGTGAAACCTAGTACCCAAGGTTGGAGTCGAACCAACGACGTCCGGTTTAGGAAACCGGCGCTCTATTCCACTGAGCTACAAGGGTGTATGCCGTCTCGTCGCGGGGACGTCGCAACTCGTCTTCCGATTCGACGGCTCACATCATCCTTTCGCTACTCGTCATGGCGTTGCGACTTGCCACGACTTCCGCTACTGGGACGATGGTGTTTAGCGTGCGTTCCACACGGCCGTTTTGACTTATGCGCTCGACCACCAGAACAGAAGTTCCGACAGCCAGTTGGACTCTCACCAACCTTCCCGCAGTCCCAGCGACTGCTGACGTGCCCCCCGTGGGACTCGAACCCACAACCCAAGGTTTAAAAGACCCTTGCTCTAACCATTGAGCTAGAGGGGCGGAATATGGGAGGCGAAGGAACGAAAAATCCACCTCCCGTGAGTTATAAAGGAAGAACCATATGGTTCGTGCCCCAAGAGGGAATCGAACCCTCACGTCGTAAGACAACGCATTTTGAATGCGTCGCGTCTACCGATTTCGCCATCGGGGCAGTAGCACGATTGAGGGACATGCGTTTTCGTTCTTACAGAACGACCCATTGATTTTCGTACCACCCTCCCAGCTGCAAATCAACAAAAGTCAGGGATTGGAGGAAACCGATTTTTTGTTTACAAAGTTTTTCCTTCAAGTTTGGAGAGTCTGTTTTGCAGGAGTCGCTTAGCACGCACATCAGTTTCCTCTATTTAGGGTTTGGATAAAAGCCCGTAAGGCAATTATCCAAACATTGTTTTGAATACGGTATGCATTCAAAATCGTGGAGCCGGAGGGAATCGAACCCTCGTCCTTGAAAACGTTGATAATGTTTTCTACATGTTTAGCCATCTCGTTTATATATGTTGAAAGTTCCGGTCGAAGAGGCACCCCGGAACAGTTTTGCAACTCAGTCATGAAACGATGAACAGTTGCCGTTCACCGAGTTTTTGCTGTCCTTTCTTTTTCAGAATCGCCTTACAGCAAATCAGCGACCCTGTTCTTCCTTCAAACCGTTTTTCAGGCGGCGAGCTGGAAGTTACGCGAAGAATTCGTCTTGGCGTTTATTGTGTTAATGCGGTTGATAACGGTTGCCGCATAATCCTCCGACATGCTTACATTACCTTGATTTTCAAGTCGAAACCTGTCGGCCCCAAAATGCCGTCTTCCTTCCGGTTTTCCACCCGAGCTTCCCATGAGCGTGGTCAGAACCAATAGGATGGTTGACTGGGATTTCCAGCCGGAAGGTTGACAGCGGTTTTGCCTGTCATGGTTTTGTCTTCAAGCGTTTTCATGCTTTTCCTCGTGTGTTTGAGTGAACAGGTGAGGATAGGTGTGATAGTTCTTGAAGATTCAACCATGATGGGCAAGTCTTCATATCGAACATGATTCGACGGGCTTTAAGTCCTATCGACCATGTTTCCTTATCTCTATTCATTTTTCAAACGGGCGGCAACATTCAGGGGAGTGTTCCTTACTGGGTAAGGTCTTTACCCCGGTTGCCTTGGTGACTGTTCCAGTAGTGGACTGGAGATGAGAAGCGTTCTTCTCGCAGCCTTATTCACACGTGATGTTTTTTTGAACCTCGTTTTGTGTGAACACTGCCAGTATAGCAGTCTTAGGAAACATGTCAAATCACAGAACGAAAACAATGTTTCCCAAGGCGTGTCGCACATTACCAACCTTCACCAACAGCATTGGATACTTGGACAATACTGTCGCCCACAGGTTACACTCCCCTACATGCAGTCCAAGCAGATACAAGAAGCGGCCACCGTCGCATACATAGAAGACCAGTTCAAGTCGGAAGACCCCATGCTCATACAGTCCGCCGCCGGAAACCTCGCCAGACTGTACGGCATGACCACGCTCTCCCAGTTGACGGGGTTGGCGAGACCGTCCCTCTACCGGAGCCTGTGCGAGAACGGGAACCCGTCCTTCCAGACCATGTGCCGAATATTGGACGCTATGGGCTACACGGTGTCGGTGCGCCGCAAGGAGCAGAATCCGAATGAGTGACATACGAGTCGAGCAGGATGTTCTTGACCTTGGTTCGACGGGCATGGAGTTGGATGTTCGACGGGTCAACCTGTTGGATGATATAGAATCCCGCGAGCCGAACAGTATGGAAATATGGTATGGGCATTCCATCCTCACCGCCACACTGTTTCCACCGGCCCAACCGTCCGATGATGTGGATTTCGTCAGCAAGTCGAACGGACGGTTGGAATACATGCTTGAAGCTGGCGTGACGGGTGATGGGGATGATAGGAAACGCCGGTTCCCGTTCGGCAAATATCCGAGACTGTTGATGGCTTGGATGGCGAAGCAGATTCGTGCGGCGAAAGGCCATAAGACGAGGAATGTTGACCCTGAGACGAAGACCATCACCATTCCAAGCATCTACCAGTTGTGTGAGGAAATGGGATTGCCGCATGGCGGGCGCACAGCGAAGAGCGTGCAGGAACAGTTGGAACTGTTGTTGGCTTGCCGTATCAGTATTCGCGCGTCCGGCACGGGGAAGGGTCTGAATGTGAGGGATACGGCTTATCTGCCTATCGTTCAGGCCGTGCGCATTATCAATGATGAGAAGAACGTGGGCTATTCCGGTGCCACGTTCCGTCTGACCGATGAGGTGTATGAACGGTTGAGTCGTGAGTCGGCTCCGTTCGATACGAGAGTGTCCACTTACCTGTTGAAAGGCAGGTCGGTCATGCCTTACGACATTTACATTTGGCTGACTGGCAGTATGAAGAATCTTCGCCGTGACCTTCCGGTGAGTTGGGATTGGCTGTATGAACGGTTCGGAGACCAGATTGCGGTCAAGAAGTCTTTTCGGCGTATGTTCCGTCAATCGTTGGAGAAGGTCAAGAAGGTGTATCCGGGGTTGAATGTTGAGTGCCCCACGTATGAGGATTACATTATTCTGCATCCAAGTCCCACGTCGGTTCCTACTCGTGCTGTCCGTGAGGTTGAGGTGGGTGCTAATGGGGATGTGTTCGAGGTGGCTTTGCATTCGTTGCAATCGGTTCAACGGAAAGGTGCGCGAAAGGCCACGTCAGATTGAGTTGACCGTGGCTTTTCAAACACCTTGGAGGGTATTGGTGTCTGAAAGGCCATGTGTGGGCGGGTGTCTGCGTGGCTTTTCGGACACCTTTCGCATGGCTTTTCAAACACCTCCCAACGGGTTGAACGGTTCCTTGACGTGGCCTTTCACGCACCCTCATATATGCTACGGATTGCACGCGCCTTTCCAGCTTTAATTTATCCACTGGTTTTTCGTTGGAATTTCAACCATTCCACACGCTTATCCACATTTCCACAGGCGGAACGTCGAACGTTCCGTGGACTAACAGGCACCTTTAGTGGCGTTTCAAACACCATGACGGTTATGAATCATGCCGGACATGGACTATCAAACACCATCAGTATGGACTATCGAACACCTTTTTATGGGGTTTCCGACACCTTTCCGTGGACTAACAGGCACCTCGCATGGTAGGAAAACCGTTACGGGAGTAAGGCTCAACCGGCATGGTTATATATTATATACTCATAGTTTCTTATAGTTCCGGTTTTCTGAGCCAAGGAATCAACCAGTGCGAAATACTGGAGTTATGAAACTCCTATACAAAATCACAGGCATATATCGCAAGGCACGCTGGCTCATGTGGCTGGGTGGAATCCTGACCACCACGCTTATTCCCATGATGGGCTACGGAATGCACGCTTTGAACATTGCGAAAGACAAGCAGGAATTAGCCACGGACAATCCGGAACTCGCTTCGGAGGTGACGGCTGGCTCATTGTTCGATTGGATAACCGGTGAAAACGTGGGAAGAATCATTGGAATCATTACGATTCTTGGCATTGTTTTCATCCTATTGCTAGTTGTGTTGCAAATCTTCTCGTTCATTGGTGCCCGAACGTCAGTATCCGGAACAGACCATGATACGGCCACCAAGGAAGCCAACCGTAGGCAAGCAGACTTGGACGAAATGGACGTGGAACCGGAGGATGGGGACGTGGCCTTTCAAACACCTTCCCAACCGAAACCCGTCAGGAAAAGCAAGCCGAAACCAGCTCCCCCCACTGACGGCGATGATGATGACTGGTTCATCGACTAGTCTGAATGGTGTTTAAAAAGCCACGCGCCGACTGACTTGTGCGCGAACTATTTTTCCAGTTCGCTGAGCTTGGTCGGCGCTTTCTTATGTTTGAGTGGCAACGGTTTCCCGTCCGTCTGATTGTAGACGCAGTAGTTGCCGTTGTCGGTTTTGTGGATTACCACGTTGACATGTTTGTTGTCTTTTGTATAGACGGAGCATTCGGCGTCCACACCGTTCTCGATGTCCTTCATCGAGTCCACGGTGTATTCGCCCCTTCTTGTGGAATGTAATATCCCTTTGGTCGTTGGGATGGTCTCGTCCGTATCGGAGTACTCTTTGTGTTTGCATTCGATACTGGACAGTCCGTACACGTATTCCAAGCTTTGGTTGAGGGACGGGGCTTTCGGCATTTTCACCGTGGTCGCGGTGACGAACGAGAGGAAGAACACGAGAACGGAAACAATCGAAACCAGTATCCGACCCTTGTTCACGGCGAAAGCGCCGACAACAAGAGCAATGATACTAACGATAATGAGAGAACTGATAATAAAATCGCCCGTACTCGCTTGGTCGGCAACCTCCTGCCAAGCGGAGAAATCCGCTGTCACTTCTGAACCTTTTCCAGTCGGGTGGACAGTTCCGCTAATCCGTCGATGATTTTATTCTCCTCCACGGTTTTCCTCCCACCGGATTGACCGTCACGGAATCGTTTCTCGCACTCGCCCATGCCCCTGCGGATATCCTCATTGGTGATGCCATAGGCGATAGCGAACGTTCCCAACGCTTCCACCACGTCGCAATACTCTTCGACCAACCGACTGTAAATCCGCTTGTCAGAAGTTCCGTCGGCAACCCAATCCATTCCCACTGCGGCGAGTTCAGCAGACTCCTCCAACAGTTTCCGCCACTGCCGGTCGGATGGTTCCGCATATTCCGGAGCGAATGTTCTGACGGTGCCAAGACTAGCCAAACCGTGTTCAGTCATTTCCACGCCACGCCCGATGAACTTGTAGCCGGGATTCTGTTCGCAATAGTCGCGCACGTCACGCAACCATTGGATAGCATTGGGGATACTCCCCCAGCGGATGACCTTCCCATTGTTGTCGAGAAAGTATTTCTGTTCCAATTCGTCAATGGAATGTTTTCCGATTTCCTTCAGGGCATCGTCCACCATGTCCTTGACCACGATGGCGGACTTGCCGTGCAGGTCGGTGGTGGGCCGCACATGGAACGCTTGGAAGAAGTCGGAATAGTTGAAGGTCGGATTACAGGAAGTGCCGACCATATCCGAATATTCCAATCCACGGTCTTGCCAATCGCAGGAGACCATGAACGCCATATCGTCCGGAATGTCGGAACGGATTATCGCAATATCGTAACTCAAATCGCACCTATTCTTTCAAAGAGTGCCCAACAGAACATGATGAAAAGGATTGTCGCCATGATGATGAACGCCACCATCATGGCGACGGCCAAATGATAAAGGAAACGCCAGCCGTAGATTCGTACTCCCAGCCAACGTTTCTGCCCCGAAGTGTAGGAGTGTTCCAAAACCGCTTTTTCCAAGAGCGTGACGGAACGGTCGAACAATACCGCCATCGTGTGCGACATGAGCACACCGGCTATACAACCTATGCTCAATACCAGTCGGACGAGTATGCCAGCCATGATTCTATTCAATCCTCTAAGTTCAGTACCGCCAGCTCGCAATCCAATCGTCGGGCAATGTCCAGTTTGGTACCGGAGAGTCGGAATTGCGGGCCGACGGCGGTTCCGTTTCGATACTTTTGGGCGACCATATTCGACTGGATGTGAATGATGTTCCGTGCATGCTTGTAACGCCACACGTTGCCTCCACCATCACTGTCGAGGTTCATTCTCATGTTACGGTAGAAGTCCACGTTGTCGTACAGGTCTCGGGGGGTTAACGGGTCAGTCTGCATCGAGCATTTCCTTCCACTTTTCCAATTCGTTCAAATCGATAGAGAATTGTTTATGTTCGGTGCAGTCGGAAAAGTCGATGGTCAGATACGGTTTTCCACGGAAAGTGTCACTGGACACGATGACGGTGTCACTGCCCAGTCCGCCCTTCTCATGTAACAGTTTGTAATATTTTTTATCCGGAACCATCGGCTTTTCCTTTCTAATATCAGGTCAGGAGAGTTTGACCAGAATTCCGTAAGCGATGATGAGAACGAACCAGACGACAGCCGCCACTACCGTCCAACGGTTCAGGTTCTTTTTCGCCACGCCCGAGCTTCCCGCCGAACCTGTCAACGATTCAGCGAAATTCGAGAAACCGCCTCCCTTGCCTTTGTGCATGAGAATGAGGGGAACGAGCATGAGACTCAACACGGCGATGAATCCAAGAAGAATATGTTTCATAATTACTGCTCCTTTGTTTTGTTGTAGAAGACCAGACTTTTCCATCCGCTCGCAAGCCGCCAATGTTCGCCCGGCAACCGCATAAGCAACGGTTGCAGGATGCCTTCGACGATGAGCTGGTCTAGTGACCCGTGTACGGCGACCGTCCGTCCTCGCACGATGGTGCCGTCCACGGTGACGGCCTTGACCATGCGGCTGTCCAAAACCTTCGGTTCGACGTTCTCCCAGTCGAGGTCGGCGGGCTGGTCTTCCTGCGAGTCCAAGGCGGCTTTAGCGAGACGGCGGAACGAGTCACGTATCGCGTCCATCTGCCCGTCCCACAAGTCTCGTATCTGTTCTTCGCTCGGATTGAAGTCGGCCCAGTTGGTTTGCGCGGCGAAGACCGCAATTGCGGCTTTTTCGATGCGTTCATCCGGCATAGAATTTTCCTTCCTTACTGCAATCCAACACCTGCAATGCGCTCACATGGTCGGCCTGTCGGAAAAGGCCGGACGGGGATTTTTCGATGATGGGCACCATGACTCCCATGTAGACGCCTATCGCCCCACCGGGAGCTATGATGATGGTCCCGTCCACGACGGTGCCGTTGTCGAATCGGGCGATGACGCGTTGCCCTTCAAGCTCGGCTGTTGTGGCGTGCAGCCAGTCCACGGGATTGTAGACGATGCCTTCGCCGCCCATCAGCCGAACACCCACAATGTCAGCTTGCCCAGTCCGAAGTCCATTCCTGAGACAAGCGCCATGAGCAGCAGTACGAAGATTCCGGACGCGACGCACCAGCCCGCCCATTCGCGGACGGTGGGCGTGACTACCTTGCGAATTTCGGACACAACCTGTTTGACGAAACGGATGACGCCGAGGAATCCTTGACCGATTCTGACGAACGGATTGTTTTTCCCATCGGCAATGACGGGCGTGGCTTTCTCAACCATAGATTTCCTTCCATTGAATCAGACCGTCGATAATTTTCGCGGCGGTTCGATTGTCCAAATATTTCTTATTCAAGTCTTCCTTATAGCGGACTACGGGAGGGCAGTTTTCGAGGTTTTTCACGTTATTAAGGTCGGACTGGTCGGTAAGTTTGAGAATCAGTCGAATCTGAGCTTCCGTGGCCTTGCGTTTCCGTCCCGCGTAAATCATCATCGTTCTCCCTGACCGGAGTGGTGGACGTCTGTCGTTAGGAAGTGTTCCGACAACAGGTCTTTCGTGTTTTTTCTTAATTGGGCGGACGCGAGTTCCTGCACTTGAGAGACCGCTATCACATAGTCGGTCAGCTGGTTGGCGAAATCATTATCGTGATGGCGTCGAGCCAGTTCACAGACAGCGCTGATTGCAGAAACATGGAAAACGTCCGATACGGGTTCGATGTAATTGCCGTCTGCCATGAGGGCACGATATTCGAATCGGTTTCCACAGTTGATTTCCCGAACCATGCCGTAGACCTTACCGTCAACCACGACTAGATAGTCTTTAGTTTTGCTGGAGGATTGCGTGTAGCAGGAGAAGTTGATGGCAGACAGTGTTGCCGAATACTGGTCTTGTACCATCGCCAGTTCTTCGTCCACCCAGCCGAGTGAACGTAGTTGGATGGGGTTTGCCGGTTTTTTGGGGTTTTGTTTTTCCAAGCTTTCCTCCCAAAGACTGCTTATGTGTGGACTTATCCAGTATAGCAGAGTTTTCTTCGGAAGGAAAGCCGACGTTCAGGCGAGAATGTTCAACGACTTGAAAAGCGTGTCCGCCAGATGATTGCCTCCACCGTTGAGGCAAACCACCACATATTGGGGCAGGTTCACGAAATTCAGGCTTTCCACACGTAGACCATCCTCGGTCTTTTCCATACGGTATTCCAATTCGCCGTCGATGGTGGTTCCGCTTACGGTGATGGCGATAGCCCTTTTACCGGCCAGTTCCTCGATAGGCTTGTCCATCCAATCGGAAATGGTCTCGTGTACGTCAGTATGCATATAATCCTCCAAGACTCTACTTATTACTCGCGTCCGCGAACAGTATGGCACTGCCTTCATTATGAAGCTTGTCCGCTTGGCGTTTGATATCGCTCGTCGTATACCAGAAAGTGAATTCGGTCGGGTCGGTTCCGGTAATCAATTCCTCAACCATGTTGATTCCCCAAGATGGAATGGTGTCGTATACGCGGTACAAGTCAAGTTTCTTCACATCCTTGTCCACGATGCCGCCGACGTGGATGCCGTGGGGCGCATCCCCCAACGGATGATAGTCAGCGAGCACGCTGATGGCGTGTGCGACTTCGTCCCGAATCTCCTCAAGGGTTTCCAATTTCAGTGGACATTCCTCGCTGAACAGTGGAAGGTAATGTTCTTGGGCGAGCCAGAATGGGAACTCCTCCAAATCGTACTTGTCCATGTCGTGACGACTCAACGGCTTCTCATAGTCGATGATTGCGGTGAGCTTGCCGGTCGGGTCAGCCAGTGGACGCTCGTGAATGGAGATGAGTTTTTCGTCGGGATACTGATGGTCGTATAGCGACTTGGTGTAGGCGTATGAGTATTTTTTGGTCAACGATTGTCCTTCACTCTTGTATGATGTGAATGTTTCCAGTATAGCAGAGGGAACGGTGAAACGTCAGCGGTCAGTGACCTTGACTTTGTTATACGCAAGAATCGACTCGAACAGTCGGAGTGGATTGCGGGAGTCCAGCTTGTACTGATGGTGATTCCTCGCGGTTTCCGTTTCGAGGAATCGTCCGCTCTCGGACGGCTCTTCCACAATCATAGGAACCCAACGCCATTTCTCACGGCCTTTGCTGTTCTCCCAGACGATTTCCCCGTTTTCCAATACCCGCTTGTAGGCGGTCTTGTCGGGGAATGACGAGTCTATTCGTGCGACTAGATTCAATCGGCTCATGGTTTAATTCCTTCTTCTCTCAGTTCTTCATAGTCTTGCGGCGTGAGGAAAAGCCAAGCTCCACAGTAGGGACACTTGACCCTATTGGCATCGACGGTGTTCTTGCAATACCAGCAGGTGACGTACCATCCGTTTACATATCGGTTTTGCATTGTTGCTCCTTTTTCTTGAAATCAGAAGACAGTGGTCTTCTAATTTTCGCAAAGAAGTCGATGACTTCGATAAGATAGAGGAACATTTCAAGCAGGACAAAGAAAACGAATCCCAGTACGTCAAAAGTCCAGTTTTTCAGTTTTTTGAATATGTTGGACATTGCTCTCCTTGTCTTAATAGATTGTGTGAACAACCCCAGTATAACCAAAAAAAGCAAGACTGGCAATCACGCCAAAAACCGGAAAACAAACAGGCTAATCGTATCTTCAGGCAACATCAGCGGATTACTTTCTCGCTCTGATTTGGCACTTCCAACGGCATAGAACCCGAATATCCCAACTGTTCCTCGCAGTGTGCGATGACGGCTTGCAACGCGAACCGTTCCCCTACAAGAAAATTCTCGTCCGAAGCGGTGGGAATCATCTCGTTGATTCGGGCTATCTGTTCCTTGCACCAGTCTATGGTGTCATGCAGGGTTTTGTCTTTCTGAGTGACGTTCACCGCCATCTTGTTTTCCTTTCTTCTGTTAACGGGGCTAAAATCGACTTTTTGTTGAAAATGACCCCGTTAACTTTCATTTTTCTGACGATAGGGGTCAATGTCGGCGTTTTCGACCATGCGTCCGTAGTCTTGACAACGGCACATGGATTGGATTTTTCGCATGTACTTTGGGTCTGCCATTGATTCAGTCCTTCTTGGACGGGGCTTTCGTCAAGACCGGCTTGACCAGATTCCCTTGAGAATCGTACACTCTGACGGTGTTCTTCTCCGAGTCGCCTACCACGGTGATGACCTGCCTCTTACGACCATGATTGGAGTAAGCCACGCACGGGGTGTCTCCGTCCCGCACGTTACCAACCCCTTTGCATTGTACGGATTCGTACCCGTAGGATGTAGCCAATGCTTCCTCGAAGGTCGGGTGCTGGGTCTTCTCCGCTCCCAGCGTCATAATCAACGCCACTACACTGATAATGCATCCTACTTTTAACAGTCCGCCTACGATTTTCTTAATCTTTTTATCGTTAAATAAAAAGATAATTCCGGAAATGAAGGTCACTGTTATAACCAAGGTAAGAAACGCCGCAAAAAGAGCGAAAGGGTCTTGACTCCACTCGTTGAAATCTACCATGTTTTACTGCTCCTTCTGATTTTGGTTTTGTTGAGGTGGAACCACTTCCAATCGGAAGGTTCTCTTGACGTTTGCCTTAATCTTGTATCTGCCGTTCTTGTCGGTGACGCTTCTGGCGGGATTGCCGACACTATCTTTGTAGGGAGTGCCATCGTCATGGACGACCGTGACCGTCACGTTGGGAACGGGATTGCCCTGCCAGTCGGTGACGGTGGCCTCTAAGGTGATTGACCGTCCCCAGATTTCGGTTTTCAACCGATTGAGTCCATTTGTCAATGGTGGTGCGACGATTAGTCCGATAACGCTTAATGCCACGACCAGTTGAGCTAGGCTCAAAACCAGTCGTGTCCAGAGTAGGATACCGTCGGTTCTATCATTTTCGTTCACTTCCGGCCTGTCCTGCTCAACTCGAAACCGTCGAGATACAACTGGAACAGGCTCACATATTGGCCGTCTTCTATATCATCCTCCGGTTTTGCGTACAGTTGAGTGTTCAGAACCGCGACCGGCAGACCGGTATGCTCCTCCTGTTCGATGTGGAAGGGTATTTCCTCCTGACCGTGAGCGTTCTCGCGGACTGCCACACCGTAATCACCCACCTGTGGTTGGGTGGATGAACTGCTATCGTCAATATCCTCATAGGTGAGATAGAACGGCAGAAGCAGTGGATTGGGAACATTCTTCAACGGGATAAATTCTATACCGGCCTGTTGGGAGTGCTGTTGGCAGACGCCACTGTAACTGTCCCCTTCACCGTAATCCGGCCAGTGGCGGATTGCCACGATGGGTTTACTGCACGGGTATATTTGACCGTCCGAGTCAACCATGGTTTGGGCGCAACCTACGTCAATGAGTTCCTTAAGATTCAACATGATTCGTCTTCTTCCAAGAGTTTTTCGCAGATGTGAATTATGTCGCCGTAGGAATTGTGGCCTCCTTGTTCGTCGGGTGACGGTGACTCGTCTGGGGAGGTGAGGTTCCGTATCATACGGTTGTAGCGGAGTTCTTTTTTCTTCTTGTTCGCATAGTCGATGATTTCCATGAGTGCGGCTGTCCGACTGTCTGTGGTCGGTTGGACTCCATACTGTTTGACGCGGGCGATGGTGAATTCGTAGGCTGTGGTGAGGCCGTCGTAGAAAGTGTATTTTTCCAGCAGTTCCCCGTCCGGGGTTTCGGAATCTTTGACGGCTTTGTCCCATTGTTGTTCCAACCATGATATGAGGTCGGTTTCTGGTTCTGACTGACTCATGTAGTGGTTCCTTTTTATGCGAATGCTTTATGTGTGGACATCCCCACTATACCACAATCAGTTGAGTGACCCTAATCAGATGATATCATCCAAAGACTCGAACACGTCCTCCAAAAACTCCAATTCCAGTTTCTTCTCCGAAGCGTCTCGACCATTCTTCTCGTCGGCACGAATCACAGACTCCAACACCTGACGTTTCAAATTCAAACGGTCGTAGACGGCCTCACCCAACTGTCGGCGCGAATCGACGGGATACCTTCTGTTCAGAACATCCCTCACCTGTTCCGACACGTCATCATCCGGCAAGCCGATGAACACTTCCCCACGGTCGTTGAACTGGAAGGATGGGAGCGGGTCGTATTCACTGTCCCGCGAGAAAACCAGACCGTATTCGTCGTTACCGTTATCCTCGAAATCGACGTTCAACATTATCTTGTGCTTCTTTTGTTTTTCAGTCCGTGTTGCTGTCGGAAATGTAATACACCGTCTCATTGTCGGTCATTTTGCGGCCTTCTATGAGATAACTCGCGCCGCAAGCGCAGTTAACATGTCCCACCACATCGGAAGTCCAGTGTATGTCCAGAACATTCAATATCTTGCCGCACTTGGAACAATGCCATTCACCCGCCATCCTCATTCTCCTTATCTCCTAAAGTCGCTAGGTAGAGCCAAGTTCTTGACTCTGCTTGTATATCCGACTGCCGCGCGTCCTTCGTCGGTCAGCTCGTCATACAAATCGTCCATCCAGTATTTGCGTTTCAGCAATCCCATTCCTTGCAGACGCTTGCTCAATTCCTCCGGTTGAACAATCATGAGAGGACGATGATGGGAAAGCGTGTTGAAGTCCTCCTCACTCAACAGCATGGGCACATCGTCGTTTTGGATGGCGTCACGAAGTTTTTCGGCCTGACTTGAATATCCATCAGCCCTTTTGACCAGATTGTCCGGCATGGGAGTATCATCCCCGCTAAGCTTCTTCCAACCGTCGCGCACGTCCTCGGCTTTCCGCTCGTACTGGTTGGCAAGACGGCGTATCAGTTCGTGGCGGAACTCTTTGTAGAAAACAGTCTCAAAAACATTATCTTTCTCGCCAGCCCAAATGGTGAAACGGAACCCTTTCTTATCGTATTCGAGTCCTCCGCCGAACTCTCCGAAGTGGAATTCCGGCATTCCATCATCTCGCTCGTCCAATACGGCTTCGACACCCATCGAATTCAGTTCGTGTTCCAAATCGCGCAGGTCGGATAGCAGTTGTTCAAGGTCAAGCATGGTTCACCACTTCCTTGCGTAGGATTCCATGATGTCCGCGTCGAATTGGGTCGATGAGCTTAATATCATCCGTTACCATAGATTTTTCCTCCCTCGTCTTTGATGCCTTTTTCGACCAGACTGACAATCGCATACAGGTCGATGCTGCCGTGTTCGCCCACATGGACGATGCCGGTGTCCTTATCGACCGTTGCCGTCTCGTATAGTCCGTCGCTGAGCCAGCCGCGTTCATTGTTAGCGTCTTCACAGAGCAGTTCCACCGCTCGTTTGTTCGGAAAATATTCCATCTCAACCCCTTAGTCCTTGTCCAGTTGCCACACGTCGGCCAGCATGTGCAATGCGGTCTGACGGCGCGTCTCATACGGACTGCCAAGCTTCTCACACAGCAGCCATCCTTTGAACACGGACACCGGGTCGCGTTCGGGGTATTTGTTGAAGTACTCGCAAACATGCATGTACCGTTCGGCCATATCATCGGTGTCCTTCGCCATCTGTTCGTCGCCAATCGTGTTCCGCCACCATTCAGCGGTCTTGTCGAACTGGTCTTTCAGCCACATGAGCCGGTCGGTGCGCGGCATGGGCGCGTCAAGCGGACGGGCCAGTTCTGCCAATGCCTGTTCCTCACCCATGTCGGACGTATTGAGGACGGTGTTATCCTCGGCTAGCTCGTACTGCGTGCGGACGATGCGGATAGTGTCGCGGTCGGGAAGGTTGACGGTAATCTCGTATCGTGCTTGGGGGTCGTACGCGGTGATGCGTCCGAATTGGCGGTCGTTGACCACATGCCAGTCCGGCAGTGTGTGTGCAACGGTGTTGAGGACGTTACGTGTTTTCATTTTTGTCAGTTCCATTCCTTCGGGGCGACGACAATCCAGCCGTTTGACAGCGGGTATACTTCGCAGGGTTCGTCCGAGTCCAAATCGTCGTCCAACGGGTTCCAGTCTTCGAGACCGTCGTGGGCGATTTCGTCGTTGAGTGCCCCGCTGTGGATGCGTTCGGTTTCGACGTGGACATCCTCTGAGGGGAGGAATAGGAACGAGAATGGTTCGAGCATTGGTTCGAAAAGATACGGCAGTCCGTCCTTGGCTCCCCAGTTGGCGACCATGTTCATGTGTCGTCCGTCATCCGTTTCCACGAGGATTATTCCCGATTCCTGTCCAGTGAGGTCGTGCAGGTTGATGGTCATGTTTTTCTCCTTGGATTTAACTTTTTGTGCGAACAACTCCAGTATAACCCACAAAAACAGGATTGTCAAACGGAAAGACAAGCAAGGTTCCCCACCCTAGAAAATGACGAAAACAAAAAAGGGAACTTGTACGTTTCCTGTACAAGTTCCCTCAATTAGGAAATCAATCCCAGTTGCACATGAAGTAGCCATTGGGGTCGATACCATCGACAAGATGGGCAGTGGCGCAATCATTCACGGTGAACATAGGGCGGGGCTTCACGTCATAATCACCCCTGATGCGTTTGTTTTTCAACTCCTCCCCCACGAAGCAGTTCTTGACGGGAACCACACGCCCACCCTGCGGGGAGCAGGTGGCACCATCCACGACCTTGTAGGCGAGCTTGCGGACGTTGACGCTTTTGCCGGTCTTGCTGACCTTGGTTACTTGATAGAAGTCCACGAGGGTCATGCTGTAACCCCAAGAGCTGACAAAGATGTCCCCCACATGCACTTCCACGTCGGTGGTGGAGGTCTGTGGCTTGCGGCGTTCCTCTTCGGTGCCGTTGATGCGGAAGTTCTCACGAGTGAGCCAAGGGTAGATCTTGATGGCCTTGTCGATGAAGTTCTCGACACCCTTCATGGTTCGCCAGTACTTGCGTCCACTGAGGTAATTGCGGCTAGTGATGTTAAGGAAGTCGTTGGTGACATCCACCCAACGATTGGTGCGTTTGCTGATTTGGACTTCGAGGCTGAGCATTCTGGTTTCTCCTTTTTTGGGGTGGTGGTTTTTTCAACCCTGTTTGTGTGAACAATTCCAGTATAAGCTATGTTAAACCAAAAGTCAACCCAGAAAAACAGGGGCATAGTCCGCCCAAGCAGACCATGCCCCAAAACCAAAAACTCACCGACCGGCCAAGGCAATGGAACGAACCATAGAATCCAGCCTTGTGCTCCCCACCGATTGAGTCACATAGTAGCTGTCGTTGTCGAGGTCAAGCCAATAGACGACCTCGTTCTTGTCCTTATGGTACTCAGAGAAGATATAGCGTTCATCCGGCTCGCTTTTTGGAGACGATTCCTTATGCTCGTCGTAGACGTGCTTCCAGTGCTCTTTCGTCAGCTTATTATGTCGAATACACAGCAGAGCGGTGTCATCATCGCTCCAGAATTCCAGTTCGACATCAAACGGCTGGATGGTGTCGCTGATATTCATAGGGGTTCTCCTTTTTTGCGTAGCCTGTTCGGCCTTTTTGTGTGAACAATTCCAGTATATCACATGATTGAATAAAAAACAAAGGCAACCAGCCTAAAAGACCAGTCACCCTAAAAAGCCGCTCAATCAGTCATGGAAATCAACAAACCAGACACGAGCGGAAGAATCAGCCCCCAGCCTCTCAAACAGAGCATCCCTTGACACGGGGAACCACACATCACCTTCGTAACCGTCGTTGTCGCAGACGACGCTCACATTGCATTCCAACAGCTCTCTGACCTTGGAATCATCGTTGCCGTAACGTTCTTTGAGTTCGCCGCAGGTGATTCCCTGAAGCCCGCCTACCATTTCCTCCCAGCGTCCGCCGAACTCATACCAGTCGTAGAACGAATCGTCGTTGAAAGTAGATACCACATCGCCGTCTTCGTTCAGACTGTACCCATAGTATTCGGCATAGGCTTCGAGCGCTTCTTCATCATTCAATACCAGTCGGCGTTCCCACTATTACTGGTGTCGGCTTGGACTTGCGTGGACGAATCCACCGTCAAATCGTCAGCCAAAGCGGTAGACGCGGACAATGCGCCACCACCGAACATTGTCGCCGTAGCCAAGATAAGCGCGGCAACCTTTCTCAGGCCGGGTTTCATAACCTTGAGCTTCCCTTCTGGAGAGTGTGTCATGAAAACGGGAGAAGGGCTGAAAAGAAGCCCCCCCCCCGCGTTTTTTGATTGTTCAGTTATAAGTATGGAAAGCTGGCCTCAAGTACGGTTTGCAGGAGAGTTCCCAAGGTCAGCCTTCCGATTTTTGCCCGCTCCGACCATGCTTCTTCCAATCTTTGGCAACTGGTTGAAGCATGGTTTCATGTCGGGGAGGGCAAGGCTTTATCTGTTATTCGGCTTTATGGGCCGGTTTCTTCTTGTCCGGGTCGGATTCGGTTTCGGTCTCGGCATTGGATTGACCGTCGGAGGATTCTTCGGTCTGGCTTGCGGTCTTACGTTTGCCAAGCTTCTTGACGGCCATGGCCAACAGTCCGCCGACTGCGGCGAGCACGATGATGACCAGTCCGATGATTCCGGTGTTCACGCCGGTCTGCGCGAGGTCGCTTACGCCAGCGGTTCCAGCGCCTCCGAACAGTTTCTTGGTGACGTGAACCTTGTAATCCTTGGACACGAGTCCATCTCCGGATGTGACGGTGAGTGTCGCATCGGCACCATTCTTGTTGATGGTGATGCTCATTCCCGAATCCTTGTCGTATTGACCTACGACCGTCCACTTGTCGGGATTGTCCACAGCCACTTCGTAGGAGGTTTTGTTCGGGTCGAATCCGTTAATGAGCTTGCCGTCCACGGAGATGCCGGTGAGTTCCGCCTTGTGGGTGGCGGCGGTGATGTAGGTGACGGTGTAGTCATGTTGGGTGAACGTATTGCCGTCCGGAGAGAGCACGCTGACCGTATACGTGTAGGTCATGCCCTTGTGCGAACTGGATGCGACGGCGCTTTGTCCGACTTTCGTCTCGTAGGAGAAGACTCCGCCTTCCGGGATTTCGAATTTGTCGGATGTGACGGGCACATACTTGCCGTCCTTGCCGACATAGCCGACGGATGCGAGGCTCGTGTCAGTCTGAGAGTCCGGCGTCTTGACCGGAGACTGTTCCACCGGCTCCTTCGGCTGG